TAGGAACACCAAGCCCGTCATCTAAACTCCACATAGCTGGTGCTACTTCAAGCACTTTAGGATTAAGGTTTACAAATTCTACTGAAACTGTTAACCAATATTTTGCTAGCGATGATGCAGATAGTGATTTCTTTATAACCTACGCGGGTAATGGAGGAGCAGAAATAACATTACAGCACGATGGTAAATTATCTTTAAATAATTCTAATGGTGACAATGTAGGAGTAGGGACAGATAATCCACAAGAAAAATTACATGTATACAATGCGGGAACAGCAAGAGTTGAAGTAGAAGGCACTAATGGATCAGGAGTATTTAAAGCAACAAACAGCCAAGGTTCTTACGGCTGGTGTGTTTATGACAGTAGCAATTCATTTAGATTGCATGATTTTACAAATCTCGAAGACAGAATAACTGTCAGTGGTAATGGTAATGTTGCTATAGGGACAGACTCTACTCCACACAAACTTTCCGTAAAAGGGACAATTTCAAGGCTTAATAGCAATGGTATACAAGTTGTAAACCTTCAAGTAGCAAGTGAGGCTGGTCAGGTATCAGTTCTAAATCATGGAGGAGTAGAAAAAGCTTTAATTCATTCTAATGGAGATAGTTACTTTAATGGAGGTGATGTTGGAATAGGAACAAATTCTCCAGACTTCAAACTTGATGTTGGAGGAGATATTGGGATAGGAGATTATGCGATGATGAAATCAACGGCCCAATATATGGGTATGATTGGTTTCAATAGAAATGGAAATGACGGGGCGATTTTTAATAATTCATATGGAGCCTTCCAGCTCCAAAACAATAATGGGCTGTTGGAGCTTCAATGTTACAACAGCGCAGGGGTTGCACAAGAAATACATGGCTTTACAAGTGCTGGTAATGTCGGCATAGGAACAACTAATCCAACACACAAGCTGCACGTTAAAGCAGAACAAGACGGCGACTATGTTGCTAGAATAACTAATACAGAAGCTACTGCTGGAGCCAACTATGGCTTAAAGGTAGATGGTGGCTCAAACTCTTCGGATGTTTCCTTCGAAGTAAGTAGTTTAGCTGGATCGAGTTATCTTCATGTGCGAGGAGATGGCAATGTCGGTGTAGGAACTACTAATCCTTTAGCAGAAATAAATACCAACGCACAATACTTTAATCCAATTACAGAGGGAGAAAGCACGACACTAACGATTGGTAATCAAACGACTGGAAGGGGTAATATACTATTACAGAGTAATGAATCTGGAAATGGAGAAATTATGGGTGGTGTTTACTTTATCCACTCAAGTGGACAGGCAGACGCGCACCACACGGTTGCGGCTATTGAATCTAGGGTAGCTGAACATAGCAATAATACTTTAAATGGCGCAAATTTATTATTCTTCACTAAACCAAAGGGTGCTGGAAGAGGAAGTGGAGACCCTCAACTATTTATTGGTGATAACCAGGAAGTTGGAATTGGAACTGGAGATCCAGCATGTAGACTCCACGTTAATTGTGGAGCTAATGAAGAAGTCGCTAGATTTGAATCTGAAGATAATGACGCTTTTATAAGAATAAAAGATAACACTGATAGTGTTTTTATAAACCATAATGCTTCTAATGATGTTATGGGTCTTGGATTTAATGAAAGCATATCCTCTGACAATCTTAACGTCACTTCAGCAGGTAATGTCGGCATAGGAACAACTGCTGCTACTACTCCTGGGGGAACCGCAAAACTTTCATTACGAGATGCCAATGGATCTTCAAGTTCAGCTTTATCTTGGGGTTCAAGCGCTACCAATTATGTTTATCAGAGAACATTAAGTGCAGGTAAGTTCCAAATCGTGCCATACAATGGAGGAAATGTAGGAGAAATTCAATTAGCTCCTTATGGAGAAAATGACACCCCAGTTGGTATAGGAACTACCGATTGTGTGGCAGGTGTAAAACTTCATGTAGAAGGAGTTGTCTCTGGATCGAATAGTTTTTTGGGAACTGGAGTTGATAATAGAATTACTAATAACGGTGTCCCATACCTTTTATCAGGAGATGCGGCAGCATCACTGCAAGATGTTACTGACAATGGAGCAACTACAACAAATGCCATATCAATAACAAACACTAGCGCAGGAGCATTAGCTGTTGATACTGACACATTATATGTAGATGCATCTAACGATAGAGTTGGTATCAATGAAGACAGTGTTGATGCGACCTTGCACTTAACTAACGTTGGTGGAGGCGTGGTTAACCAAAAATTTGAGCGAGCAGGAGCATCTGCTTGGCGATTAGGTATACCTAATGGGCAAACTTACTTTGCGTTCGATGATTCTAATGATGCCTTATCAAGTCCAAAGCTTGTTATCACAAAAACTGACGGTTATGTTGGTATTAACGATACTAGTCCTTCTTACGCTTTAGATGTTGCTGGAACTATAAGATCTCAAGATCCAGAAGGTGGAGGAATAAAAGGATTTATGGGCAATAACCCAGGGCGAGCAACAACTTTAGAGGGTTATTTTGCCAACACATCTACAGAGGATTATGGTTTTCAAAATGCTTTAGTCCTTAACGATCTAGCTGGATTTACTGAATGGGACGGTGTTACTATGAGCACCTCTGGAATATTTAAGACTAGAGGTGGCAGTGAGGGGTCTTATACTTATAGTAATGAAGCAGAAACTGGAGATTTTGATAGGGCATTTCAAGCTAACAACCACACAGTAGGCAGTTGGTATACTGACTCTGGCCCAAATGGAACCAATGCAACAGGGACTGGTGTTGTTGAGTTAATGTTTCAAAATTTAGTAACTTTAGATTATGGAGCACAAGTGGGAGTTATTTTTGGTTCTAATTCTTTTAGAGCTACTCATGTAAAAATAGAAGTTGCTAGAACTGGCGGCTGGCAACAGCTTATAGATTTATCAGATAACGCCGAAACAGCAGTCATTTCTAGAGTCGGCACAAACTCTGGCGGATCGGACGCGATTAGTGGAATTAGATATAGTTTAGCTAGAGCGGGAAATTATTTTAGAATCAATAATTTTTATGCAGCAGATTATGCTGCTGGTAATAATTTATCTTATGGTGGTCAATATTATATTGATAAATATTATGATGGTCGCCATTATGCTGATCTTCGACCTGTAACAGATGGTGGAGCAAACCTTGGAACATCTAGTGTTAGATATGGTAGTTCTTACATAGATTATGGAAGATTTACTAATAATGTTGGCATAGGAACAGATACTTTAACTTACAATTTAAATGTAGAAAGTAATTCTGATATCCTTGCTCATTTTAAATCAAATGACAACAATGCTAGTATTCTAATACAAGATGATGATACTTCTGGTATTCTTTCTGCTGAAAATAATAGATTTTCTATTGGACCCAACAAAGGAGCTAGCACTGGTAATTTAACTGTAGATTTAACTAATAACCGTCTCGGTATAGGAACAACTAGTCCAGTCTCAAGTCTTCACGTTGTTGGAGATGGATCAGATGCAGTGCAAGTTAATGATGGTTATGTAAGAATAAGAACCACTTCTAATAATGACGCTATTCAAATTCAATCATCTGTTGGAAATGAAGCTAGAATACTCGCCTCTGATTTTGACACATCCTCTGCTCATCCATTAAAAATAGCAGGAGATTATGTAAGAATTACTACAAGTGGCAATGCTGCTGCGGATGAAGTAGCAAGATTCACAGCAGAGGGTAACGTTGGAATAGGAACTGATACTCCAGATGCAAAATTTGATGTCCAAGGGTCTATGCTAGTCGAAGGTGACAATAGTTGGGCTGGAACAGATAATCAGGCTGGCTCTATATTCATGAGTACTGCTGGTAGAGGATTGCTTGGCGCTTTCTCTACTAGTTATGCAAGACCTCTCATTACGGCTAATAGTAATTACATAGATTTTGGTAGTGCAGGAACCCAGTTAATTAACGGTTTTAGATTTTATGCAGGAAGTGCCAATTCTTCTCCTGGAACATATAATTTACACACTAGCGGATCTAATGTCAGATTACATATTGCAAAAGACGGTAAAGTTGGCATAGGAACAGATAGTCCTGCTGCACTTCTTTCAGTTGGAGGAGGAGATAGCGCACCATCATTAGGTGGAGGTACTATGCTTACCGTAGACATGACTCAGGGCGCAGGTAATTATGCGAGCATGGCTATTTTAGCTGGAAATGCAGGTAGATCTAGTTTATTTTTTGGAGATTCTGATGCTGAACAAAGAGGCGCATTTGACTATCGACATGCAGATGATTCTTTATCCATAAGCACAGCGGGTTCAGAAAAAATTAGAATAACATCGGCAGGTAATGTTGGTATAGGGACAACCAGTCCAAGCAATGCTCTTGATGTTATCGGCCACTTCTCAGCAACAAGTAAATCTTTCCTTATTGATCACCCAACAAAAGAAAACAAAAAACTCCAGTACGCATCTTTAGAGGGTCCAGAAAACGGAGTTTATGTCAGAGGGACAACAGATAAAGAAACAATAAAGCTCCCAGAATACTGGTCAAATCTTGTCTATGAGGACTCAATAACTGTAAATCTAACCCCAATTGGGAAAAAACAAGACTTATTTATAATTAAAAAATCAAATAAATTAATAAAAATTGGAGGGATCGAGGGTTCTTTTGATTATGTAATTTACGGAGAACGTAAAGATATAGATAGGTTAGAAATTGAACCATTAAAAGTGTAATAAAATAAGATGTCTAATATTGTTATAAGCCCAGAATCAGGCATTTTAGAGTTTAACTATAATGATCCTAGTGGATCAGCAATTAATCTTAATTCAGCTTCAATAAGGCTGCATGGAAATGGGGGAAATAGTTTTATTACTGGTGGTAATGTAGGAATAGGATTAAGTAATCCAACAAGTCCTCTTCATTTAAAAGCGACAGCCGTTGGGCAAGATGGTTCTGCGGTCACAGCGATGACTAAGACTATAGCCACCTCCAACATTGGGGCAAAACTTGGCTTTAGTAACGGAAGCAACACAAATAACAATATTATAGGCGGTCTAAGTTTAGGTAATGAAGGTGAGGAATTTGCAGGTATGTATGCTGTTGATGGTGGGGCATCCGCTTCAACTCACTTGGCTTTATTTGTAGGGACAAGCGCAGGGACTATTGAAGGCATGAGGGTTCTTAGCAATGGCAATGTTGGTATAGGAAGCTCAGCTCCTGTTCACGAACTTGATGTCGCAGGTAGTATACAAGCTAAGGATGCTGGAGTTTTAGCTGGCGTTGGTGGTGATGCAGATGGTTTTATATTTCATGACCTTTACACTGCTGGAGGTAACTATTGGGGTTATAAAGCTTTAAGTGGCCCCAATAGACTTGCGATAGTTACTAATGGAGCCGAAGTAATAACCGTCGATTCAAATACTAGAGTTGGTATAGGAATGAGTGATCCCCTAGATGAAAAACTTCAAGTAGCTGGAAATATCTCTGGATCAGGTAACTTTTTAGGTACTGGTATCGGCAATCGAATTACCGCACTTGACGGAAAACCTTATCTTGTATCAGGAGATGCGGCAGCATCACTTACATTGCAAAACGTTACTGACAATGGAAACACTACAACAAATAATATAGGTATAGGAACAACCTCTCCAACACAATTACTAGATGTGTATGGTAGCGAATCTAGAATTGCATTAACTAGCTCTGCTGGAAGAAACACTGTCTTGCAACAAGGTGGAGGTCATTTTCATATTAAAACTAGTCATACAAATGGAGTTGCTATAAACAATAACGAATCTTCTGCTGGAAGATTAGCTATATATGATGGCCTTGGCGAAAATATTAGATTTGCATCAGATGGTGATAGTTTCATTACAGGTGGTGATGTAGGCATAGGAACAAATAGTCCAAATTCTAAACTCCATGTATATGCGGCAAACCCAAATATTTTCTTAGAAGAAACTGATGCAACTAGCACATTTAATGTAACTGATATTCAGCTTGCTGGTGGAGCATTAAATATTAATACTCGTCAAGCAGATGGCTCATTTGTAAGCACTGATTACCAAATGTCCAAAGGGGCAGATGGGGTAACAGCTCATAAGCTTTTTGTCACTGGTCGAGAAGAACTTACAATTACGTCTGATGGTGTTGGTATTGGAACAAATAGTCCAACTCACACCCTCCACATTGATAACCAAAGTAATACCAGAGCTGCAAATGTTTTAATAGACTCTACAACAACTGCTGATGCATCTATCAGTTTCTCTCATAATGGCACATTTGGATTTACGATAGGGACTGATGAGAGTCATAGTAAGAATTTTAAAATTGCCAGAGGTAGTGCGCTTGGAACTAATGATGCTTTAACCATTGACGGAACCAACGGTAATGTTGGTATTGGAACAACTAATCCTAATGCAGAACTAGAGATAGCTGCATCAGAAGCTACTATAAGATTAACAGATTCTGATTTATCAGATCATTATAGTGTAATAGAAAAAGCTGGAGTATATACTTATCTCTACTCTAGAGCTAATGCTGCTAACGGAGGGTTTATATTCCTTGGAACGGCTGGAAGCACCGATACGGAGTTTATGCGTATCGATACTGCTGGTAAAGTTGGTATAGGAACTAATAATCCAAACTTTAAACTAGAAGTAATAGCAGACGATGCTGCGGGAGTGATGGCGGTAAGAAACGAAGCTAACGCTAGAGATACTTTCCGTTCAGAAAATGCCGCTGGGACGAGAACATTTAATATTGGTAATGATAGCAATGGTCATGGTCTTGTTTTAGTAAGAAATAATGGTGGAACCATAACTAACTATATAGCTGGCAATGGAGATTCATATTTTAATGCTGGTAATGTCGGTATAGGAACAGATAATCCTTCACCAACATCTGCTGGTAGAAAAGTTTTACAAATTAAAGATACAAGCAATGGAGCAGAAATAAGAGCAGAGGGAAACGGCTCGACAGTTAATATCAAAGCTCTCACTGAAGGATTTATAGGGACTCAAGGAGCTGATAAATTTCATTTACAGACTAATAATAGCAACCGAATTACTATTAATACTGATGGTCATGTTGGTATAGGAACTACTACTCCATTGAGCGATCTTACTGTATATAGCAGTGATGATAATAGTGCCACCGCAAGCATTCATTGTATAAACAATAACGAAACTGGAGCTTTGTTAAGGCTGGTAGAAGGAAATGTCCATCAAGGTGGTTTTCTGCAATATGATGGATCATCAAACAAATTTAATATTGGAGTTCATAAAACTAGCGACACAACATTTGCGAATGATACAAAAGTAATTACGATTGATAGAGATACTGCTAATGTTGGTATAGGAACAGATTCTCCAGCAGCGCGTTTAGATCTATATAATACAGGAATAACTTCAAGCACGGCTGATGTTCAAATAGTCGGCTCTGGTAATACTTATGGACTGATTGTTGAGAGATTAACAAATGATTCTCGTATTGTTTCTAAATCAACCGCTGGGGCTTATTTTCTGACAGATTCAGCAGCTGGTCAGTTTCAAGGACTTGAACTTGATAACCACTGGTTTGCAGGACTTTATGGTTATGGGGCAGGAGGTTTTGATTTTAGAATAGTTGATGGGACAAAAAGCGCAGGAACCGCTGCGATAACTATCAAAAAAACTTCTAGAGATGTAGGAATAGGAACAACTAATCCCTCAAATGCATTAGAAATTCAAAAAAACTCACCCAACCCTCCTTTACAAATTAGACCTAGTGATGGTTCTGCTAGTGATTTAGCTCCTCTTATCTTATATAGGAATATGCTTAATGGCTCTGCTAATTACCTTTTAGCTAAATCTATACATACTTATTTCGGCACTTATAATGGTGGAGCGCCTACTGATGAATCAGAAATGGTTAAAATATCGCCAAACACTAGCGATGCTCCAAGTATAAGCATAGGAGATGATGGATCAGCAGCGGCAGCATTAAATGTCGGAAGTAGTATATCTTTAGTAAATAATTCGGCATCTTTTATCACAGGAGGTAATGTCGGCATAGGGACAAATAGTGCTGCTCGTAATTTGAGTGTCGCTAGTAGTTCAACTAATGCTTTAATACAATTAGCAAACAGCACAACTACTTACGCTGCTGATAAAGGTTTAGAAATTTTTGTTTCAGATAGTGATGCTGGAATAGTTAATAGAGAAAACGGATACCTTCGTTTCGACACTAATGATACTGAAAGAATAAGAATACTGGCAAATGGTAATGTTGGTGTAGGGACAGATGTTGCTCCACATGTACTGACCGTAAAAGGAACAATTTCAAGAACTAATAGTTCTAATATACAGATTATAAACCTTGGAGCATCAAGTGAGGCTGGCCAACTTACGATTAATAATGCTGGAGGAACGCCAAAAGCTGTAATTGAATCCGATGGAGAGAGTTATTTCAACGGTGGTAATGTTGGAATAGGAACGGATAATCCAGATGCACCTTTACATATAAAAAGCACTACAAATATACAAACCTTACGTGTTAACTCTGCTTGGAATGAAGGCGCTGGCGCGGTTGCTACGATATCAACCTCAGCTAACGGAAATGTTTTACTTCTTGAAAGTGCCACTACTTCTGATAGTAGAGAAATTTTAGAAGTTAAAAATTCAAATGGCCCAGTTTTTGATATTTTAGGTAATGGATGTGTCGGTGTAGGAAGCTCAATTCCATCATCGAAACTAGAAGTTTCTGGCTCTATTTCAGACAGTATTGCAGTTTTTAGAGATGACGCAGATGGAGTAGAAATAACTACAAGAGGATCATCAAGACAACAAATTGATTTCTTAGGCACTAATACTTCTTCTATAAACGCCAAAGGCTCTCTACATATTAATTATGATACAGATAATGATGGAACTAATGACAGTATAACATTTGCTCGTAATAATGACGATGAAGATGGTACTGTTGATATGATTATCAAAGAGGGTAACGTAGGTATAGGAACGAATAGTCCAGGAACCACACTCGACCTGCGCGGCAACATGAGGTTGGATAGTGCAGGAAGCACCGATAGAAGCATTTATTTTAGAAATCAAGCTACGCAAGCAAAAATACAAAGTGATGCGTCCTTGCAATTTGATGTAGGTGTTTCGGCTTCTCCTAGTGCGGCAATGTACATTAAGGAGGACACTAGAACTGTAGGTATAGGAACAACTAGTCCAAGAAGTGGAAAATTACATATCTATAATACTAATTCTGTTTCTGACGGGGATGGGTCTGCATCAATGAATCCTACTGGGCAGGACAGTATAGTTTTATTCACTGATGGTGGCGGCAACAAAAACTTTGGTTCGATTAGTTGGTTGGATGGGGGTCGTCGTAGAGTGATGATTGCAGCGGCATCTGAAAGAGCTGATGGAGATTATCAAGGCTTATCCTTCTTTACTAGAGGAACTGATGGCCCAGGAGATTTGTACGAAAGTATGAGAATTAATCATGGCGGCACAATCGGCATGGGTACAACTGGAGCGGTAAATTTTCATTCTAATGCTAATAGATTGGTTATTGGAGATGGCGCAGGGGCAGAAGGTATGACCATCTTCTCTCAAGATAATAATGCAGGTTATCTTTATTTTGCTGATGGCACAGTAGGGGATGCAGCTTACAGGGGTTATATGCAATATAGCCATAGCACAAACAACTTATCCTTTGGAGCAGCAGGGCAAACCCGCATGACTATAAATTCTGATGGCAATGTCGGCATAGGAACAGATAATCCTGAAGCAACATCTGCTGGTAGAAAAGTTTTACAAATTAAAGATACAAGCAATGGAGCCGAGATAAGAGCAGAGGGGAACAGTGCAATAGTTAATATCAAAGCTCTCACTGAAGGATTTGTAGGAACTCAAGGAGCTAATAAATTTCATTTACAGACTAATAATACTAACCAGATTACCATTAATACTGATGGTCATGTTGGTATAGGGACAACTAGTCCTGCCACAATGCTTCAAGTTACAGGTGTAATTTCTGGAAGCGGTTTAGATATAAGCAAAGGTGAGACAAATCATGATCTGGGTTATGCTAATATCGGCCTAGCTAGTATGGGAACCGTAGGTCATGATGACCATGCTGGATTCCATCACATCGACGTAACTGCTAGTGCAGGATCTAAATACGCTCTATTGCAAGATGGTAATGGTAAAACCTTTTTAAATTCAGCCACTTCTCAACAAATACGTTTTTGCCAAGGAAATACTCTAAAAGGAGGATTTGATACTAATTCAGATTTTTTTATAGACACAGACACACTATATGTAGACGTATCTGAAGATGCTGTAGGTATAAACAACAGCAGTCCAGCCCATGCTTTAGATGTTGTTGGAACATATAGAATTGCAGATAACACAACAAACAGTAATGACAAACTGCATAGGATGTTGGGTAGACACTACACCAACGCTGAGGAAGATGTTAACATATTTTCTTCAATAAGTAAAAGCAGTGATAACTTCATTAGTTTTGGAGGCGGCTCTTCAAGCTTCAATCAAGCAACTGTTATTGCTTTTTATACTTCAGTAAATACTACTTCACCTTGGGATGGCACAAGCAACGCTAAGGAGAGAATGCGTATCACCAGCGCAGGTAGAGTTGGTATAGGTACTGACAATCCAGGTTCTACTTTTGATGTTAATGGAACTATTTCATCTACTGTTAAATCTTTTAATATTCAGCACCCCACACAATCTGACAAAAGATTAATTCATGCTTGTCTTGAGGGTCCAGAAAATGGAGTTTACTTTAGAGGTAAATCACAAGAAACTGGCATACAAGCTCCAGAATATTGGTCAGGGTTAGTTCATATTGATTCTATGACTGTTGATGTAACTCCAATCGGACCTAATCAAAGTATTTACGTTGATAGGATAGATTATAATGGAGACATATGCGTAGGATCTAATACCACGCAACCTCTTAATTATTTTTATGTGGTTTATGGCGAAAGAAAAGATGTTGAAAATCTAGAAGTAGTAAAAGATCCACCTCCCCCTCTTGAGGACGAAAGTGATCTTCACCAATAATTAATTAGAATTTTTAGTATATTTTAATATATTTAAAATATGCTTGATTGTGTTTTTTTAACCCCTATAGCTAATGGTATTACAGGTAATTTAGTGCCAAATTATCTTAAATTGCAATCTTGGTGCGATAGAAATAACTCAGCTATACTTACTTGCCATAGATTATTTTTAAACTTTGCTCGCAACTATCTTGCTACAGGAGGGAAAGGTTTTGTAGATACAAGACCGCCAGATGCAGAATGGTTGTTTTGGATAGATTGCGACGTAGATTTTAGTATACAACAGGTTGAACATTTATTGTCAATAGACCCAAATAAAAAATTTGTTACAGGTTGGTACAGATCAGATTATTCTGACAATGCCATGGTAGGCAATTGGGATGAAGATTTTTTCAGGAAACATCATCATATGCCTTTTAGTTCAGTTAAGTGGCTAGATGAGGTTGGCGAAAAAGAACCAAATAAATTAGTTGAAGTAGATTGGTGTGGATTTGGATTTACCAAGATACATAGATCTATATTCGAGCAGATGGAATACCCATATTTTCCGCTGAATCACGCAAATATCAAGAACTGTAATAATGGGAAATATGGCAAATTTGACTTAAAAGATTTATCTTTTGAGGATGTTAGTTTTTGCCAAAATTGTTATAAAAAAACTGGCATAAAACCTTTAGTTGTCCCATCAATTAGAGTGCCACATTACAAATCATTTTTCGTTTGATTTTTCATCTACTTTGAACGCTTGAAAATGTGGAGTGTTCCCATTGCTAAAATCATTTTTAAAAATACAAACTTTGTGGAGCTTTCCATCAATATTTATATTTCCTGATAAAAAAGTTTTACCGTTTGGTTGCTCTTTAGTCCAAAAAACCCCAACCTTATTTTTTTCCCATTTCGATGGTTTTTTGTTCAAGGGCTTCGATGAAGTCTTTTCTTGCATGATGTGGTAATGATTTATATTTAGATTTTAGATTTCTGTAAACTCTCCTAGTAAACTCATTTATAGGAGGGCAAATTTTTCTAAGTTTTTTAGCTACTCTTCCATTCATATTTTGGCAACGTATGTTTCTGAGTCTTTTACAAAACCCATTCTTTTGTAAAAATTACATATTTTATCAAACTTATCTGACTCGCAAACAGCAGACATGCTGACATATTCAAACTCTTGTTTTTTAGCGAACTTCATTGCTTGACCTAATAATTTAAAACTTACTTTTGGATTATCCGATATCCAAATATATTCAGCAAAAATATTTTTGGCAAACTTTTCATTTTTATTATTTATAAAAGCAATAACAGCATCATATTTATCATCTTTATTTAAATTTGACCAAACAAAAAAATCCCATTGTAAAATTTTCTTGTTGCTAAAACACGCTATAATACAATCTTTATCATGCGGTAAGAATTTATGAAAAGCGTTTTTATCTTGCTCCCCAAAAAGCTCATGTATATCATTTACAACTTTTTCAAATTTCTTTGGATCTGTAATTCTTTCTATCATTATTTTTTCAAGACAGCTATCAACTTTCTAGCATCTTTAGCTGATATATCTTTGAAAGATGACCAATTTTTAGCATCCTCATTTCGATATGTCTCTTGCTTCCAAAGACTTCTTAAGACATCTTTAAAGTCATTATAAGATTTTACATTATGCTTTGATTTTAGAATTTTTTCTAAAAGATCATTCGGTGTAATTGCTGGCGTATCGTAATGCTCTACAGTGACAGAATTATCAGCTTCATTTGATTTATCTATCTCATCTGCACCAACAATATGAACATTTAAGTAGTTTCTTACGCATCTAACAAAAGCGCGATTACAAGCAATTGTCTCAAGAAACTTAGCGCAGAAAGCGTCTGTATTGGCTAGAGTAGCATTCGCTACATCTTCATAAGTAGTAGAATAAGAGTTTACAGTTTCATAATTTTCATGCCAATGAATTGTGCATTTAGCAGTAACATACCCATCGGAAACATTATCTACTTTAAATTGAACACCGCAGTAACCCCTTAATTTAGCTAGTTCTTTAATACCACCAAGCATTATGAGAAGCTGCCTGTCATCTAAACCGTCAACTGAATCTGGAACTGGTTTATTGCGACGAGTAAACCAATCTTTATTTGGATATAAAAACTCAGGCTTAATCATAGCCCTCCAATCTATAGAACCGTCCTCTTTAAAAGTGTAATCTACATTTTCAAGTAAGCCGTGCTCATTCCTTTTGTAAATGTCTGGTCCGTATTTCTTTTTAGTTTTGCTCATATATAAAAAATTGTTGTGATTCTCCCCAAAAATCATTAGTATCGATCACTAAATCATTATTGTCAAGATTATTTTTCAAATGAGCTAAACTAGTATATAATTTACCATCTTTAAAAATTGTTTTTTTTGTAAAAAATCTGGATTTAGGGCCAACTTCACATTTCTTTTTGCTGTCTGAGTTATATGTCCGAATGTTTATATCAAAGTAATTATTTCTTATTTTTGGCAAAAGTTTTTCATCTTTTACTAGTAAAGTATAATTGATATTTAATTCAGTAAGAGTATCAAAATAATCTTGGCTAATAAGATCAGAATTTATATCTGTAAATATAAACAAATTTTCAATATTGTTTTTATATGGCTGTATTTGACTAATATTTATAGGTTTATCGCTAAAAATTGAAACTTTATGATTTTGGCAATATTGGCTAAAAGCTTTTGCGCTAACTCCATAATCTGTTCTTAAAAATACTTCCTCATTAGGTCTAATTTGTATTTTATGAAATGTAGTTGGAACTATTTCAATAGCTCGGCCACCAAAAGCAGCACCTATTTGCAAAGTTTTAAAATTTACTTTTACTTTTTGTATTTTAAGTAAATCTATAATTGATTGAGCTATAACCTCTGGTTTGATTGTATTAATTTGCTCTGCTGGGTCATCTATTGAAAATGACGGATTTTTATCCCAATCTGGCTCTATGTTGCAAGTTTTTGATGAGTTTCCAATCAAAGGTTTGCATGCATTTGCATATATATTCCCATATAAGTTTACTGATGGAATTTTTTTAAAGTCAGCTATCTGGCTTAATATGCCATCACAGCCAACATATAAGATGCTTTTTGATATTAAATAAGATTGCTGTTTTAAAGGCAAATTTAGTGTTTTATTAACACCTTCTATATGTTGATTAAAACCAAATTGAACAATTTTTATATTATGTTTATTTAAAAATGGCCTTAATATGCTAAGTACAATGTTGAAATATTTATAATTTCTAGATTGAACATTATCCTCATTATATAAGACAATGTACTTATCAAAATCTAATGGAAAAAAATGTTCTTTGAAAATAGGTTTAGATATTTTTACACCTAAATTTTTTGCGTACTCTTTTAGTAAATGCGGCATTATTTTAAAGAAAATTGTATTTTATCGTTTCCATTATGCAAGTATGCTAAATTCTTTTGAGTTGTACAGTTAGGGTTGAATAATATATCAAAATATCCATCATGCCCAGAGCGTCCCTCCATCATCAAAAAATCCTCTAACACAGGGCTATAAGGCAATAGCTTATGTACATTAGGATTATCATCTATACAAGGATAGTATTTAGGATCAGTAAATACATATATGTTGTGATTTTTATATAATTTTTTTAAATTATCTAACAAACAGTTTATAAAAAACACATCGATTTCACTTTTTGGCATCACCACTCCTACTCTTTTATCTTTGCCTTCGTCATCAAGAATATCTTTTAAATCAGGTATAGATGCTTTATTTATATGTTCTTGCGCTGTCTGTTGAAAAAATTTAACAATTTCTTGCGGATTAGCGCCAGCTTTTAGTTTAGCAAACCAATTTTTAAAACCTGTATCATTTTCATCTACAGTCTCATTTAAGATGTTTTTATATATATCAATTAGAAATTCTTTTGGAGATGGGTAATTTTGTTTTGGATTGTAACTAGGATTAAAATATAATTTTTTTAAATTAAAATCATAATCAACAGACGGCATTTCGTCGATTATCTGCTCTAGTTTTTTACCTATGACCTCTATAGAAAAATTATCTATCACCCATTGCCTAGATTTTTTACCTAGCTTATCTTTCTCAACGTCCGTCATTGAATGAACCTTTTTAAGGTTTTCACATATACTATTAGGGCAAGTGGACGCTTTTATAAATTGAGTTCCAGGTTCTCTATACTCACTCCAAGATAAAGGTAAGCCCCCGCTTTCATTTGAACAGCTATCTTCACCACAAGAATAATTTGTTACTAAAGTAATTAATTCTGTTAGTTTAGCCTCTTGTATTGGTATTTCTTGGCCTCCGCTTGTGAATGGATGGCAATAAACATCCATAAGATTATAAACCTCATTAAGTTGCTTCTCAGTAACTCCTGTATTTGTATTTGTCGTGCTTACAGACTTTTTTGCTCCACATTTTTTACAATCAAGTTCTTGACCAGCGAAATTTTTAACTTCATAAGATTTACATTTATTGCATGCATAAGTAGTTAAAACATCAGTAGGGTTAATTTTTTTTTCATCTAACATCCGAGGTATGTCCCAACCTTCAGACCAATGAGTATGTAAAAGTAATTTTGCTCTTGGCTCTGTATTTTTAAATAATTTAAAACCATCTAATAAATTAGGAACACTTTTCCTTAATTGATTCCTAAAAACAAATCCTACTATGTATTCATCAGATAAATTGTGAGAATCTCTTAAAGATTTGCGATTTTTATCAGATAATTTGTAAAAATTGTTAGTATCTAAAGACCCTCTTAATGTTTTTACATGGTCATAACCTTTTGCTTCAAACTCCCTCTCCGCAAAACTAGACCAAACATAGTAATTTTTTACTTTTGGAGCAAAATCAATAGCTTGTGGTAAAATTGGTAAACTATCTAAAGTAGTCCAAACCATTGTATTTATTTTATCCCACCAAGGTTTATTAGAATATCCTCCAAACGCCCAAATATCCTCTATACCAATGTAAATATCAGGTTTGAACTCTGAAACTGCTTTATCAACCAATGATTTTCCGTATCCCTCCTGTCTTTGCTCTTCTGGACTTAATGCTTGCATTTTATTAGGCGGAGGCATAGAACCCCTACAAGTCCAAGGAACTGTTTTCGTCTGTGGGTCATCCCACCCAAAGCCGTTTGCAAGTTCAATTATATTATATTTATCGGTATTATAAAGATACCTTAATATATTTTTTTTATTTTTACCAAACCCAGTAAAAGCTCTACAAAAGTTAGAATGAAATAAAATTGTTTTTTTACTCATTAATTATTGCCAGATCTAATTTCTTTTGCTTTTTGCAACCTATGTAAATACAACTCTTGCAAGTAAAGTTTTAGAAACTCTAGCAAGGAATAAGCTTCAGACATTTCGACTCCAATACCAAATTTATTAGCTGAGTTTCTATTTATAGAAAAAGAAAAAGCTTTTGTGCCATCCTTTTTATTATAAGGTTTAAATGATATAGCTGTTTTATTATCTTGATAAGAATGAAAAGCAGAGAATTCACAATAATTAGTTATTGCATTTATCAAGCCGCCAACCTCTATCTCATTAAGTTTTAGTGAAATAGATTTTTCTGTATTTTTAGCATTTTCAGAAAATGACCCAGTTCTTCTTTCTTGATTCCAAGAAAATTGTTTTATAGCTCTTACAAAAACACAAGGCTCTTTATTTTTTTGATTTGGCCCGATATCAAAACTAACTGCACACCCAGTATTTTTTGAATTAGGTTTATAGTATTGTACAATCATGTACGATACTATCAATAAATAAGTGTTTTTCTAGATAAAATTATCTTTGAGCTTTTTTTATTTGGTCAGAGGTAGGAGCGCCCTTGTCTCCTTTTTTCCGCATTTTTTCACCTGACCCTCTTTTAATGCGATCTCTTTTTTTTCTAATATTTTCCCAAAGACTACTCTTTACTTCGCCTTTTTTTTTTCTTTCATGATCTCCTTATGGCGCTTCATAAACTCATCATGGCTTTTTCCAGGCATATATACAGGCTTGCCGTCTTTACCTTTATGCATGTGAATACCCTGTAACCCTAGTTTTTTTGCATCTTTCATAGCCTCTTTAGCTGTTGGGTAAGAATGAGCCATGGGATCATCAGCAGCTTCCATTTTTTTCTTTTCATGCATGCCCGCCTTAGTTTTTTCATCTTTATGCATGCCACCTTTCATTTTTTTCTTTTCATGATGAGCTGCTTTACTCTCCTCTTTATCTCCATAATGATGATTAGCCTTACCCTCCTCTTTCATTTTTTTAAGGATAACCTCTTGTAAAGCTGGGGGCAACTTCTTCTGTTTTTCAGTGAGTTGGCCATTTGTATTCTCCATGAGTATTGGTCTGTCTTTATTATACTGAACACCGCATGCCTTCATGGTATTATCCATGTTCATTTCTTTAGTATCCACCATATCGGCATCATTCATAACGCAATGACTCATGTAGGATTTAAATATTTTAGTTTCTTTCTCGTCCATTTTATGATGTTTAGATTTTGACTTCTCGTTATCGTGGTAGCTGGCTTCGCTCATTTTAATTTGTGGTGTGTTATATAAAAAAAATAAATCTTGATCATCCCATGGGCCTTTGCCGTCTAGAAACTCGTTACCAACTGCAACGGACGCTTTCTTTGAGGCTTTTTCAAATTGTGAGATGCAAACAGCAACTCTTTGTTTATTATCTCCAAATTCTCCTTTTTCAGATAAATCAGCAACACATCTGCTCATAAAGTCAGATCTTTTCTCTTTATCATTTGGAGTTGGAATAGGCATTTTGCACTAATATTTACACTAAATATTACGCTTTTACACCTAAAACTGGCTCAGTTATTGTTTTGAGTAAAAAATCTTGATTATCTATAAAAACAGGCAGCTTTTTAAAGTTTTTGAAATTAGAATAAAATACAGACATGATATCAGTTATTTTACTTATTCTAAAGCATCTTAATTGATATACTTCTCTTAGGTAATCACTAAGACATTCCAATAGTTTCTTTTTAACACAAAAATTAAAAAAACTATCAAACTTTCCCTGATCAAAATCTTTGTGATTAGATCGATACATGGATATTATTTGCTCCTTTGCGTCATCTTTATAGCTTAAATTCAATATTATATCGCATAAGTCTATATATGGGTGATATTTGCAACAGTCCTCTAACTTATCGAAAAAAAACAATGAATTAGTTAAAAATATAGAATCAATCGTGATGTTTGACAAACATGGACTAAAATCACTTATATTAGGAGCTGTGTTCCTAATATCATTAAGTAAGCTAAATAAAATTTTTTCTAACCTATCGTAATCAGTATAATCTTTTATTAAATTTTTTGTTCTGTCTGTAAAATTCTTCGAAAAATCTTGATGTTCAGTTAATTGTTTAAGATAACCGCTTTTTAATCTTTTTGGTTTAATTTGTTCAATTAGAGCTTTATGAGTCCAAAAAAATACATCTGCATTTTCTAAGAAAAAACCCCTACCAGCATCTTTTAAATTAATACAATTAGGAAATTGAGATAATAAACATAGTATGTCATCCCCCACTTTTACTTTTTTAAGACATATAAATTTAGCAGACGCAAAATTTTTTAACTGCTTTAAAAAAAAACTTTCTCTAGATAGCTGAATGTTTTCTGGGTCAAGAGATACTTTTAAAAGATAAAATTTACCATCTAAACATTTTAAAGAGTAAGTGTCATAGTTGATCCCATTATCTAATAACGTTACAGATTCAACATTTAACTTACTATATATTTTATCTATAATTGTGAGAACGTATTCTTTAGTGGATTTTTGTAAGCTTGGAGTATTTAAAACATAAGCTTTATTATTATATAAATGTAAACTCATTTTACAAGCAGCATATACTTTTGTTTTTTATCTTAACTCCAACAGTATCTACATCTTTATGCTCCATCATATATTTAGACACAGGGAATTGAATAAATTTCTTTACAAAGCTTTTTATATCTCTTGCATGAATTTTTTTATTTTTTATTTCATTAAAAATGAATTTTTTAACATGAGGAGTTATTTTTAAGTGAACTCCTTTTAACTGCAATCTTTCTTTAAGCTTTTTAATTTCCTTTGTAATAATACTTAAGTAAACAGAATCCTGCAAATCATTGAAGCTTAATATCTCATCTATCCTTGAAATCAACTCTGGTCTTAAATATTTTTTTACAGCAGAGCTTTCTAATTTTTTAGGACTTTCAGAATCATCTAAAAATCCCATACTTCTTTTTTGCTTTTCTCTCTGACCTATATTTGATGTCATAACAACTATTGTGTTGCTAAAATCAATTTTTCTATTCAAATTATCTGTTATGTATCCTTCATCTAATAAATGTAATAAAATATCTAATATTTTAGGTTCACATTTTTCTATTTCATCAAAGACAACAACACAATTAGGATTGTTTCTCACATGCTCAGATAATATACCTCCATCATCATAACCAACATAACCAGCGCTTGCGCCGATTAATTTATTTATGCTAGTTTTGTCTTGATATTCGCTCATATTGAGCTGTATATACGATTTTTCACTGCCAAAAAAGTATTTAGCTATATTTTTAGCTGTAAATGTTTTACCAACTCCAGTAGAACCTATAAATAAAAAACTTGATAAGGGTTTATTTTTATCTGATAAGCCAGTTTTAGCGCATGATAGATTGCTGTATATTTTTTCTAATGCATCATCTTGGCCAAAAACCTCAGATTTTATATTTTCTATAAATTTAGAGAAAATATTCTTTTTTTGCATGATGGCTTTTTGTGATATACCACTTTTTTCACTGACAACATCTATTATATCTTTTTCCCTAATTTTTCTTTTTCTACCTTTACCTTTTGAATTCATAAATGTAGACATTGTGGTTATATAATCTTTTATAATTTCAGTAAATTTAACCTCGTCAAATTCTGAACCGTCATCTAGATTTTTTATCAAATCAGTAAAAGTTCCGCGAGCGTCAGTTACTTTATTTGAGTTTTTAAAATATTTTATTTTAGTTTTAGCTCCGACTTGATCGATGACATCAAAAGCCTTATCTGGAAAATTCTTATTACTTAAAAATGTTTCACACAAATCTAAAATTAAATCTATTTCCTTTTCCTCATACTTAACATGATGGAAATCTTCATAGTATTCTAGAGTGTTTACTATTATTTTTTTAGTATCAGCTTTGCTAGGTTGATTAACTACGATTTTATCAAATCGTCTTGTAATCGCAGAGTCTTTTTCAAAGAATTTTTTGTATTCTTGAAAAGTTGTAGCTCCTATACATTTTAGATTTCCACGAGCTAACGCTGGCTTTAACATATTTGACGCATCAACACCACCCTCAGAGCTACCAGCTCCAATTATAGTATGTATTTCATCAATAAATAGTATAATATTTTCATCTTTAGAAACTTCATCTATCAATTGTTTAAACCTTTGTTCAAACTCACCACGATACTTTGTGCCAGCCAGCATAGAAGTAATATCAACTGAATATATCTGCATTAAGGCTAAATGGCACGGCACTTTTTGATTTACAATCTTTTGAGCTAAGCCCTCTACTATAGCAGTTTTGCCAACGCCAGCATCGCCAATAAGCACTGCATTACATTTATTTTTTTTCAATAAAATTTCAATCAATTCATTTATTTCTGAGTCTCTACAAGAAATCGTTGAAGAGTTTTCTGTTATAAATTTATGGTTTAGATTGACACAGTATTTGTCTAATATTTCTATGCTTTTTAAAGCTTTTTTAGTGTCAGCTTTCTCAAAAGAGAAAACTTTTTTACCCTCTATATGAAAAATATTTTTAACCTGATCTGAAGATGGTATTGCTGTTTCAATAACATGAGCTTCTATTATTTCTTTGCCATATTGTACATCAATATTTTTATTCTTTAAAAATTTTACAAAGTCTCCATCCATATCAAAAATTACGTAAAGGATGTGCTCCACTCCTATGAAATAACTATCAAAGTTATCTGAAAAGTCCTTGGCAAAAAAGATTACTTCATTCACTTCTTCATGCCAACCTTCTTCATCAGTATCATATAAATCTTTTCTTTCTTTACAAAACTCTTTAAATAACTTTAAGAATTCTTTTATGTCTGGATCAAATCCAAAACTTTTTAATTTAACTATGCAACTATCAGATAAATTAATTAAACACCCATAAATTAAATGACTTATATTTACCAATTTATGGTTATTCGACTGCGCAAAAGCTTTAGAATCTTTTATGCATTTTTTAGCTTTTGGAGTTAAATTGAAATCTGTTAAACCCATCATAAGTATTTACACTATTTTATCTCAGATAGCTTCATGTAGATTTTATCCTTTAGTGACTGCATTTTTTCAATAAATATAATATCATCTCCTAATCTACCATTAATTATGACAATGTCCTCTTTTTTAGGTATTTTTTTGCCAGAATTTAAGTAATTTGTTAATTTTTGCTCTCTTTCAGAATCCATAAACAAAGCACTTATAAGTGCGCTTTCATCTTGTAAATCTAATCTAACATATTTATTACCATTCCTGCTAGTTCTTTTTACGGAATCTGTAACCACGCCTATAAATTTTAAATCTGTAAAAGCAGGGGATTCTTCATTAGACTCTATCTTAATTTTTTCAGCAGATATAAAGTCTTGAGACAAATCAAATATGTCTTTTAGTTTATGCGAGTAACTATATCCTAACAACTTATTTTCAAAAAACCAATTAGCATATCTAAGATACTTTTTATTCATTTCATAAATATCTTTGTATGGTCCATACTTTTTCTTAAAAGTTTGAAACCTTTTTTCAGTCATCATTAGTCTACCGTCATCACCAACAGACTTGCTAGAATATTGATCATGCACTGAATTTAAGATATCAAAATCATATGTTGATCCAAGCTCTATAAAATTACGCTTTTCTCTATCAGTTAATATATTAAATGTTTGAGCTTCAAGAACTAAGCGGCATCTATTTGAACAAACAAAAGAATCTAATAATCCAGCTTGTATTAAGGCTGATAGTATCCCTATATTCATTCCAGCCTGTTTAGCAGAGACAAAAATATCATACTTATTAGAAAAACTCTCCTCTCTAAAATTTAGTAACGACTCTAAAACTTTATCTGAAACTCCTTTGATAGAATTCAATCCGTATCTTATGTTTGAACCCTCTATCTTAAAATCTATATCAGATTTATTTAGATCAGGTGGTAAAAGTTTAATATTAAATGATGAGAGTTCTTGAGTTATTTTTGCTATTTCTTCATGAGAGTTTGGCTCATATTTTGCATATTTTAAAAGACTTAAAAAGAACTCTTTAGGATAATTAAACTTTAAATAAATTGTTATTGCAGCTAGATAGGCGTAACTTATTGAGTGCGACTTATTGAAAGAGTAATTAGCTGAGTCTTCAGCCACTTTCCATAAGACTTCACCAATTTTAGGATCTAAATTATTGTCCTTTATTTTTTGTGTTATCTTAGCTTTCCAAGCTGGCATCTGATCAACTTTTTTCTTGCCAATAATTCTTCTTAGCTGTTCAGATTCATCTAGACTAAATCCTACCTTTACAGCCATTTTCATGAGCTGCTCTTGGTAGAGTGGTATCCCCCCTGTGTAACTTAAAATGTCGTCAAAAAACTCATGGACAGATGAAAAATCACCTGTTTTGGCATATGCTGCATAATAATCTAAGAACTCTAAAGCTCCAGGTCTTGCTATAGCGACAACAGCAGATAACTCCTCCAAACTTTTAGGGCATATAGTGCGACAGACTTTATAGTTTGTATCAGCTTCAATTTGAAATAATCCTTGAGGGCAGCGCAAACATGATAAAGCTGCATATATCGACGGATCATGAGGATTTATATCCTTTACATTTATATCAAGCTGTTTACAGACATCATTAACCACTGATAAAGTTCTTAAACCTAATATATCAAACTTTACTGTTAAACTAGATACATCATTCATGTCGTAAGCCGACACTAAAGAATCGTCATTAGTTAATTGTAAAGGCATGATGTCTTCAAGATCAAAAAATGATATTGCAATACCTGATGGGTGAACTCCTGTGTTTTTATTTAAGCCTTCTAGTTTTTTTGCTATAGAAAAAGCTTTTGAATGATCATCTGCATGCTTTTTAAATGTTTCACTTTCATCACATGCTTTATCCAAGCTAGCAACCTTACCAAAAGTTTTCGGTATGCTTTCACTAATTATATTAACGTCTGCTTCTGAAAGCTCTTCAACAATTTTACAACACTCTTTCATGCAGAGCTTACTACTTAAAGTATTTAAAGTTAAAATCTTAGAAGTCCTACCTTTAAATTTTTTTTCTATATATTCTATAACCTCAGATCTGCGATCATAAGAAATATCATTATCAACATCAGCTAATAGACTGCCGTCTAAATATATTTCACCTTTGTGTTCTATTTTTTTAGCCCTACTTTTAGAAACAAATCTTTCAAAAAATAAATCATGCTCTATGGGGTCTATATCTGTAACTCCGATTACATATAGAACTAAAGACCCAGCAGCACTACCTCTACCAGCACCAACAGGAATATCATTTTGCACACAAAAATTTATTATATCCCAGTTTAAAAGAACATAATCAATAAACCCAAGATCTTCAAAAATTTGCAACTCCTCTTTTAACCTGTCGTAGTAAACTTGAGCATTTTGTAATTGATGTATACCTTTTTGTTTTAACCTGTTGAAACAAAGCTTTCTCAAAAACTGATAGTTATCTTCCAGGTCTTTACAAGCAACCTCGTCATAATATTTTTTTTCTATCTTGATCTCTGGTAGTTTTACACCAACTGGAAATGGTGTTTCATAAGTCTTATAATCAGATAATATCATATCTCTAAGTCAAAAAGTTGCTTTTTAAATATTTTGAAATTCATCTCTATATCATAAAGTGCATCATGAAGCTTTTTAGGATCATGTTTTATATTATAATGCTTCAATAGGAAACCTTGAGATGTTTTTAAACCTCTCTCTTTATAATTTAAAAGTCTATATTGCCAATTAATAAATTTATCGTCGTTGTATGGAATATTTTTAGCTATGGCAGTCGCTAAAGCTTTAGTATCTATAATTCTTTTAATATAGCTCTGATCTAATTTTTTACCCATGGCTCTACGCCATATATCAAGCATGTATACATCGAACCCAAGTAAATTTTGACCCACGATTAATGTATCTTTATCGTAAAGGTGTTTGCAAAACTCATCCCAAACTTGATTTGGAGCTAGAGCTTTTGAGTAATATTTTTTTTCTGAAAAACCTGTAACTTTAGCGGCTCCATCAGAAACATTTATATTAGGCCAATGGATAAATTTGTCATGCTTTTCTTGAATTTTATCGCCCTTTACTACGAGCCAAGCTATTTGCCAAGGTCTTGAATTAATTAAATTTAAACCTTCGGTCTCAGTATCAAAAACAATATACTTTTGATTTTTATTAAATCTTAACAAAGTGTCATTCATTTACGTACTCCTTAAAACTATCAAAACAAAATTCATTACTGCCAAAATGATTTAAATTAGGGCAACTTAAAGTAGATGGTCTACCAAACTTTCTCCCACATATTATTTTATAAGTTTGTAAAGCCTCTGCTTCACTTTTTTTCTCATATAAAATACTTTTTACTAATTCTGTATCGTATTTATCTTTTGAGTAATCAAAAACAGCTTCAGATACAATATGATCAAAAGGTAAATTATTTTTTTCTAACCAAAAAATAGGTTTAATTTTATTGAAATTAGGTATGCAGTTTTTTAAGTGCAGCTGGTTTTGATATATAAATGAATCATAAAAAGGTATTACTAGTTGCAAACTATTGTCGTCCCATATTTCATTCAAATAATTAAAATCAATATTACCTTCATTACCTATATGAGCAAAAGAGTATATTTTATTTAATAACTTACATCCTTTATCATTTTTTGCCAAAATTACAATTTTATGCTCTGAATTATCAGTCTGTTTGTTGATATCATTACAACAAGAAATTCTCAATCCAAAAACAAGGTGTATATTATTTTGTTTTGTTAGGTTGTGAGCTTTAACAAAACCAGTCATTGAATCTTCAACTAGTAATAAAAATTTTTGATTACTTTTTTTGTAAAGATTTATAATATTATCTATGGTTAAAATGCTTTTGCCTATAGAATAATCTGACTTAAAAACTGGGGTCATGTAACAAATATACAGACTTATTTCTAGGTGTCAACTTAAATGAGCAGGACAACCTTCATAATATTTCAATTCATAAGTAAAACCCTTAGGTAGTAATTTTTCATCAAAATCTTCCTCAAAAACAGAGGAGTGTAGATCGCCTTTTTTATCAAACACTTTGTAATAGAAAAAATCAAACTTCATAGGGCAATGCCATTTTGGAGTACCGTCAAGTTTCAATTCACCTTTTTTTTTGGCAAAACCGCATAAAAGTTTGCCGCTAAATGACCCATCGCTTGGAAAGCCTTTATAGGCAGCGTAACTACTTTTCGCATGCTTTATAGAGAAATTATCTAAATACCTTTGTATTTCAGACAATTGCATTTCAAAACCGTAAAGCTCTTCATTATCTAAAGGTTTCATTTTTACTAAACCGCTATTATCAGAGTTTTCGTCTAAATCAAATTTTAGAAATAAAAATTCACTGACTCTAGTAGCGTACTCTGGAAACATTTTTTTAACAGCTAAGCTATACATTAAATCTTGAAGATTATCAGTATGATCTTTGCCCTTAAAAACTGATTTGCTTGTTTTAAAATCTCTTATAATCGCAAACTTTTTTCTTTTATATAAAAACAATTTGTCTATAAATCCTCTAATCTTATATTGTATGTCGCCATTACTTTCTACAATCAAAAAATCTTTTTCAGAATATTCTTTGGTTGGTTTTCCTAATTCATGACCAAAAAAGTCATAAGTTAAGCCATTGAATATCATATCTTTCATCAGCTCTATATTTTCATGATCGTCAACACCTTCTTTAACGGCATGTTTTAAAATAAGCCTTTTGATAGAGGGAACAGAAAAAACATTTTGTGTTTTTATTATTTTATTGAAATATTTTTTTCTTTTTTTTATGCCTAAAACTTCAAATATTAAATGGCAAATAGAACCCCTTTTTGCGCCATCGTTACTTTTATCTGGTAAATTTAATTTATATTTACACCAGTAAAGCCAAGAACACGACTCAGCAGTTTTAATTCTACTGGCAGATAAAGGTGTCTCAGGAAGGTTCATTGCTTAACACTAAGGAAGTTTTTAATTCTTTTTTAGTGAAGCATGAATTGTTCTTATCTATAAATTGTAAGATTTTTTGAAATTGTTTAGGTTGGTCTAAGCTTTCATAGTACCAATTTTTAAGTTCAAAATCGTCTAAATGAGCATCACCAAAATCATTATATGGTTTTGGCGGCATTTTTATACATAAATTTTGCAAATCAAAATATTTAGATAATTTTAAATAATTTTTAACAGCTGCAATGTGTCCTCTATTTTGCGAACTATGGTCATCGTTATTAGTACAAATATAGATATTGTTGACACACTTACTGCTAAGAAAATTAATAATATTGTTGTTAACGCATAAGCCAAATATGACAAGCACGTTTTTAATATTTTGTTCATAAAGGGCAAGAGCATCTCCTATACTTTCTACTAATATTACTGTTTTATTTTGTTCAATAGCTTCGTTAACGCCTGTTTTTGCATTAAATGCAGGGTAAACCCAGTTGTTTCTCCTGCCTATATGCTTCCATTTTGGATAATTATTGTCATTATCAACTTTTCTTCCAGAAAATCCTATAATTTGTTCATGTTCATTATATATTGGAAAAACCATTCTTCGATACATTTTTCCTACGCCAGCTAACCCAACATCAAAAAGTTTCTGGGTTGGCTCAGATATATTCCTATCATTATAAAATTTATAATTAGGAAATAATTTGTCTAGAGATTTTGCAGGGTAAACTTTTTCCATTTCTATAGTCTGTTTTTTTACATATTGTTCTACAGTACCAGACTTAATTTTTGAAATGATTGAACTATAATCCTCGTTTCTTAACGATGCAGTAGCTCTAACGAGCGATTCAAAAGGTTGAGAGCCTTTATTTTGTACAAAATCCATCCAAACCCCTGTATTTTTATATATTTTTACAGCAGTTTTGTTGTCTCCATTTCTATATAAAGCTTGGGTTCTCCAATGATCTCCACAATCTATAAGATTATAACCTAAAGATTCTAAAGTTTGCTGAAAATCATCCGAGCTGATCAAAGTCTGGTATTTCTTGTTGCTCTCCATCTGTGTTTAACTCGATTTCACCATTTAATACACGAGCTATATCTCTTAAGTCTCCTCTTTCAGTTATATTAAAATTATTAAAATCTAAATTAATTGAATTTTTTCTTAATGCATCTCCAACTCTAACAGGCTCTATGGCTCCAGCTATATCATTACCTAAGTGTCTAGACTTGACATTTATAAGTTTATGAGTGCCAAAAGATGCCCCTTCTCTTTCTATTTCATCAGCAGTCTTATTTCTCAATATAAACATATGAGAACAAAATTGTGTTATTCTATCGGATAAAGATACAACTGATTCGTCATCAACTATTGAATCTGAATTTCTATTGTTTGTTATTCCATACCTATTTGATTGAACTGAAGTAATCATAGGTATTATAGGCTCACTGTTATGCAAAATTTCTTTTTGAACACATTTTTTAAATTTATCAACCATCTCTCCAACAATTTGCCACTCAGATTTATTCATAGTGGACTCAGAGGTTGTTTTAATATAATCAAAAGAAAAAACCATGTTGTTGCCTCTGCCTACTTTAGAGTAATAGAATCTTTTTAATGTGTTTATCATTGAGTCCACATCCATTCCCCCTACATTATAGTAATAAAACTTTAAGTCCTTTATCTTTGACCAAACCGATCTAACTTTTTCAACAACATTTTTACCAGCCTGTCTCCATTTACCACTCTCTAACAAATGCATTGGAATATTTGATAAAGCTGAACACTGCCTCATTATAAGTTCTTCCTTACTCATCTCACCATTATCAAAATGCAAAACAGGCACATTATATTTTAAACTTACTTTTGTACAATAATCCATGCAAAACTGAGTTTTACCAACTCCAGATCTAGCGACAACCACAGTTATATTTCCAGGTCTTAATAAAGAGCCATATATTTGATTAACTTTTTCATGAGGCCCAAGCATACCAAACTCAGTAACAGGATTGTTACCTCTTTCCTCAATGATATCTTCCATATCGTCATATATATTCACGGGAATATCATTGCCAATCTCATATAAATTTATCTTTGAATTATAAATTTTATCAGCGGCCTCAATAATGTCTGAATAAGAGGACTCAGGAGACATCCCTTTCATCCTTTTCGCTATGGTATTAGATGATTTAAATATCTCTCGCCTAATAGAATATTTCTTAAGTTCTTTAGCTGTCTTGATTGTATTGCCAGAAGGAACTTTTCTTAAAGATAAAGATTTTATGTAGTCTGATGGATTTAAATTGTCCTCAAATGATATCCCTACATCATTAACTCTTTGGGCAATAATGATTTCATCAACATCTTCACCAGCATTTACAGCTTGTTCTATAATTCTAAATATAGTGCTATTTAAAGATGATTGCTCAGAATAAAAATCAGAAATATTTATAAAACTACATATTTCTGTCAATGCTTGAGGTTCTTTTAGCAAACCTGCCAGAAGCTGTTTTTCTAATTCGTAAGAGTATATCATTCTTCACCATCCTCACTTGTTTTTTCTATAACAGAGCTTTCAAAAAAGTCTTGCAAGCATTTAGTTAAAGCCAATTCAGTCATGGCGCAATCAAATTTTCTGTAGATTAAAGGCTTGCCATTTTCAGATGAAACAGCCATTATAATACCTTTATATTTGTCTGCACCACCTGAAAGCTCATATAGCTTATCAACCATTTCGCTTGGTATATGGAAATCACTCTCCTCATCTTCAATATTCATAGGTATATATCTTGATTTTTAAATAATGATGCCTGTATCTCATCTTGAGGATAAACCTCTGCTAACTTTATTGCATTTGCCTTGCAGAAATCAAGCTTCATTTCGTCCCTTTTAAGTTGGTCAGCATACTTGAAGTGATTTTTATGAAAATGCTTAACAAATTTAGTGTGTTGAGCACCTTGAACCTCTACAGCTATCTTTTTACTAGCATTGTAAAAATCTAAAGTCAACCTACTGCCGACAACTCTAAACTCCTCAAAAACGATATCACTCTCCCAATATAGTCGCAAGAATTTTTTGACGTTTGTTTGGAATTTACTCCTGCTAGGTTTTTCCCAATTAATTAAATATTTTTTTGCGTTTTTAAGATTTCTTTCTTTACCATATTGGTCAATAAACTTCATACTCCAATTTCTTTTTTGAAATATTTTATTAAAAAATTACAAAGCTTACTGTTTTCATCAAGAGTTTTAAATAAATTATTATCTCCTTGTATTTGCTCTGGGAAGTCTAATTTATTTTCTTTTAACAAATCTTTAAAATCTTCTGTCGGTTTAATCCAAGAACCTTTTTTTTCTACAAACTCCCAAGCGTATAGCAAATCTACAATTTCTTTTTCAATCCAAATAGAAGTGCCTCCCGATCTATTATATCTTACAGGATAAGATAACCTCACGTTTGATTTTTCATTAGGAGATTTTGCTATTAACACTTTTGCAAAGTGTCCAATAATAGGATTTTTTTTCTCATCTATAGCTTTTAAAGTAGGGTTTTGCAGGATCAAATCTGCTTTAATTCTGGGTTGAAATTGAATGCAAGTATTAGCGTAGTGCTGTAAAGCGTAACCTCCTGTAGCCAACCCTATATTATCAGGCTCTTTAGAATACTTGTCTTTCATTTGCGATCTAACCTGACTGATAAATATAGCCATGTGACCCCTTTTACCCAAAGCGATACTAGTTTGAGCGCACCATCTAGCTGCGATATTAGCTCCAGAAGCTATTTTAGCAAACTCTTCAAAACCTTTAGCAGTATCGCTTTTTGCTGTCAAACCATCAATAGAATCTACTATAAAACAATATTTTTGTGGATTTTTTACATCGTCTATCAATTGTTTTATGCAGGTCATTGCTGTTTCATAAATATTTGTTTCAAAAACAAAGCAAGTGCCATCTACCCACTTATCTGCTGACCACACAAATTTTACACCTGATCTGTTTCTTACTTCTGGAGAAAGCCTTCCTTCAGCTTTGATATACAAGCCTCTCGGTTTTTCTACAGTGTTTAAAAAGTTTTTCATAACCTCTAAAGCTTCAGAAGTTTTACCACCTTCTGTAAGCCCAGTGAAGCGATGTAACCCAGGCCCAAAGCCTCCGTTCATGTTCAAATCAAACTGTAAAGAGCCGCTAGAAACTTTGTAATCGGTCTCTTTTTCAAAATTGTAATGGTCGCTTTTATTTGATTTCAAAAAATTACCAAGAATATCATTTGGGTCTGGTCCTTCACTCATCTAAAAAATCCTTTATACTTTTTTTACGTTTAATAATATTTGCATCCTTGCCCGACTTCCGCCCAAGATTATACTTGGGGTATTTCGAAAAGTCAACTTTAAAATTGAAAGCTTTGAATTTTTTATCAAGAGTTGATTTTAGAGCAGGGCTTATCAAAACTTCTAGAGAGTCAAATTTTTTATTAAATGATACTACAGACATAAATTCCATTGAATACCTTTTGCACAAGGTATTTAACATTTTCATTTGTTTCTTAAAAAAAGCTGGTGGACTTTTTTCAGGAACTTCTATCAGTCTCTCTATTATTTCTATTTTATTTAAGGGCAAATTTAATCTTGGAGTATTTTTAAATCGTTATCAACCATTTTTTTTACTAAGTCTACAAAACTACTTTTAGGTTTCCAACCAAGCTCATTTCTAGCTCTACTTGAATCACCCCATAATAAATCAACTTCTGCTGGTCTATAAAATTGCGGGTCAACTTCCATTAAAAGATCATCCCCATGAAAATATTTACAATGTTCATCTAAACCCTCCCACCTACACATTGATCTATGAAATCCTGCCGCATTAAAAGCTTCTTCAACGAATTCTTTTATTGTATGCGTTTGATCTGATGATAAAACATAATCATCGGGTGTCTTTTTCCAAATATTAACCCAATACTGCTCTTGATTTAACATTCTCCATATACCATCCATGAAATCTTCAGCATCACTCCAGTCTCTTTTAGATTCAACATTGCCAAGTTTTAAAGGTTTAAAAGATTTTTTATTAATATATTCATTACTAATACGTGCAACATTTTTTGTGATTTTTCTTGTCACGAACTCCTCGCCACGCCTTACTCCTTCGTGATTAAATAACCACCCTTGAACAGCATAAAGATTATAAGAATCTCTGTAAACTTTCACTAAATGTCTAGCCGAACATTTTGAAGCTCCATAAGGACTTCTCGGTCTTAATGAATGTTGTTCATTCTGTGGTTCTACTAAGGCATCTCCAAACTCTTCAGAGCTTCCAGCGTTGTAGTAGCGACAGTGAGGTACGTGGCGGCGTATCGCTTCTAATTGATGCAAAACAGCCATACAATTAGTTTGCATATGATTGAAGGGCATATCCCAACTACTACCAACAAAAGAATTCGCTGCAAAATTGATAAAGTAATAGGGTTTATGTTCCGAAATAACTTTTTCAGTATTTTGTGGATCAGATACATCTAAATCAATAAGAAAAAATCTTGGGTTATTTTTCAAGTGTTGTATATTTTTATGATTTTCGACACTTAACCTTCTTACTCCTCCAATAATTGTGTGTTCCGTATTTTTAAGAAGGTAATCAGCCATCAAGCTACCATCTTGACCTGTAACTCCTGTAATAATTATTTTTTTAATTTCAGGCATTCTTTAAGTACCAGTTATAAGTTTTTCTTAATCCTTCACACAAGGTAGTTGTAGCTTTAAATCCTAAAAGCTCCTCTGCTTTGCTTGTATCTAGACATCGCCGTGGTTGACCGTTAGGTTTATCAGTGTCATATAAAATTTCCCCATCAAATCCAACTATCATTGCGATTTTTTTAACTAAATCTTTGATCATGATTTCAGAACCAGTTCCAATATTAATGGGTTCAGGATCGTCATGTTTATCAAGGGCTAGCTCGATAGCCTCTGCACAGTCTCCCGCATATAAAAACTCTCGCGAAGCGCTTCCATCACCCCAAACTTCTACAGAATCCAGATTGTTTACTTTTGCTTCGTGCAGTTTTCTAATTAAAGCAGGTATGACATGGGAACTGTCTAGATCAAAATTGTCATTTTCTCCATACATATTAACAGGTATGAGATGAATGAAGTTGTCACCATACTGATCATTGTAAGCTTTACAGCCAACTAATAAACTTTTTTTAGCTATGCCATAAGGAGCATTAGTTTCCTCTGGGTATCCATCCCAAATATTTTCCTCCTTAAACGGAACGGGTGTTAATTTTGGGTAAGAACAAACACTACCTAACGTAATTAATTTTTTAACTTTTACATGGTTAGCCATGGCTAAAATATTTATGCTCATCATGGAGTTCTTAGCAAAGAAATCTGCTGGAGATTTTTGATTAGCTCCTATTCCCCCACAAACAGCAGCTAAGTGAATAATTGCCTCTGGTTTATGATTTGATAAATAATTATAAAGGTGAACTATGTCTTGCACGTTTAGCTCAGAGCTATTGGGTGTTAGTAGCTCATGCTTGTCCTTTAATCTTTCAACTAAATGATGACCTAAAAAGCCATGTGATCCTGTAATTAATATTTTCATTTTAAAAAGTCTGCCAAAAGTGAGTCGATGGCCTGTTTGTAATGTGAATATGGGCGTGGTGCTACAAGTTCT